TATCCATAGGACAGTCCTTAAATATCTCCTCTTTAAACTCATCAGGGTTATACTCCTCTATTGCATATCTCTCATTCCTTTTAAAGGTTATCTTCCTGTATAGTATTGACATAATTATATGTAAATTTTCTATTGGCTCTTTACAGTATGCTTCAAGATCTATATATTCACCTGTTGTAATGCTATTCAGATTAGGGCAAAAGCCATACTCTTCGTCATTAATCTCTAGCACTTTCCTAAACTTATTATCACCTGGCTCGCTTTCAATCATCTTTTTTAGTATTTTCATTATCTCTGTTAAGTCTTTAAAGACCATTTTTTTAACTATTGCAGGTGATGTATTGCAAAGTAGTGCTATACTGTTTATTGTTTTTGTTTTGTTTGCTCCCTTGCCTTCTTGTATTTTTACATACTCCTGATATGTTCCTACTGTTATGTCAGCCCAGTTATCAGGTATTGTTAATTTAACCTCTTTCATTACTAATAAATATAAAAGTTTCTAATTCGTTTTTTTAAAGTATATAGTATTTACCGCTATGATTAATACTAAGCTTATTTAAGCATAGATAACGAGCTGCATCTATTAGATGGTCGTTTACCTTTACTGGCGTGTTAAGCACATCACCATTCTTATCTGTAGCCCACTTGTAGCCCCTAAATTCCTTAATAGCATTTAGGCTGTCCTTTGTAATGTGCATTTTGTACCTACGCATAATATCTATACCTAGGTGTATTCCTGCTCCCTTCTTAGCGGGTTTTGCATTCAGGCCCGATCTATACAGTTCCTCTATTGCCTTGGGTTCTGCTGAATCACATACTATTTCATCTTGCCTACTAATACCCAGGTCTTTGATTTTCTGTGCTAAGTCTGTATTTGTTAATCTCTTCTCATATAGTAGCTCCTTTATGTACAGGTCATTGTCTTTTACATATATAGCAACCAAAGCACTAGGACTATTAGTAAAGCCAAAATCCAATCCATATCCTACTAAACGGCCCTGGACTTCGTCTACTAGATTAAAAGCTCTAAAAATCATAGTTTGAATACTACCGATTTCTCCTAGTCCGTAAACCTGCCAGTAATCAGGGTCTAGGTCTCTTAGTCTCTCAATCTCTGCTACTGTGTCCTTATCTAAGAAGGGATTAGCCTTGTATGTAGATTTTATAAAGGTGCAATCGTCTCTAGTAATAACCTTATCATATATCCAGCTGTAAGGGTCTGACGGGTTATAGTCTAAGTATATTTTCCCTACTGTTCTTAGTATTAATTGCTGGTAGTCTTCATAGGTAAACTCATTTGCCTCATTTAGCCACAAATAGTCTCTTTTACGCCCTCGTATCTTCTGTGGCTGGTCTACACTAATAAACTCTATTAGATTATTGTTTAGTGTATACGACAGCTCTGATTTGTTGTGAAACTCCTCTGAGTATATTTCTAATTTCTTTAGTAGTTCAAGTATATCTCGATAGGCTGTGCCCTTTAGAGCTGGTAGGGTCTTCCTGCATATAGTAAACACCTTGCCTGTCTCTTTAAGGGCCTTTACTATAAATAATTGACAAAGCGAATAGGTCTTCGAAGAACGTGTCCCCCCCTGAAGACAAGTAATTCGTGTGCTAGACCTATAAGCCTTGTGAAATACATTAGTAGTCTTAATCGTTGCCTGTGTCAATTACTTCAATTTTAAGATCTGTTATAGATTTACCTCCACTAGTAATATCTAATTTCTCTGCATATCCTCTATCTCTAGCCTTTGACTTTAGATAAAATATAATACTAGTTTCTTTGCCTTTAGATATGTTCTTTATAAGCTGTCCTTCCACATAGTCTACCTGAGCCTGCTTTATTTCCTCTACCTTTTTAGCAAAATCTTCGTCCTCTCTAACATATCTGTAGTACGTAGACCTACTAATATTACCAGCCTTTTTACAAGCGTGAAATATTAGCCCTTGTGTTTCTTCTAGTGCTTGTAATAGTTTTTCTTTTTTATCCTGTGCCATTTGTACAATTATTAGATTAAAACTTTTGAAACCCTGATAGTGGATAGAACACTAAACTATTTCTATAACCGCCCTCAAATGTAGGCCTAATAGGTGTTACTCCGTGTAGGTTTCTCCAAGCTGGGTAAACTAGCATAGAATTATTGCAACTATTTACAGTAGCACCATAATCAGGTACAGTAGTATTGCCTCCTGTAGCGTTCTTTTTTCTAGCTATAATTACATTAACACAATTCTTTAGGTTTGCGTTATCTCTATGAAAAGGTGCAGGTATATTAAAGTTAGATATACTACTAGTGAACAATCTTCCTAGTCTCCACTTTTCAGGCACGTTTTCCTCTATAACTTTCTTTTGTGTTTCGAATATAGTAGGAGTAAGCTTTTTTATTAGTTCTTCGCTTTCTCTACAGAGTAATAGCATTGCCTTGATAAATGTTTGAGCAGACTTTACATTATGAACACTAGAGATAGACGGGTATGGCCTTCTCATATGAGGCTTGGGCACAATACTACCAATAATAGTGCTATATTGATCTACTCCGCCTGAGTCTCTTCTCATAGTAGATTTAGGCACGTTCTTACTCCTAAGCTCTTTATTTGCAATGTCTGCGAATTTTACCGCCTTTTCACTATAGTTATTTAAATCACTAATGTAAAAACCAATAGGCTCGCCGTCTACCATAAACATAGTGTCTTCTACTATATTTGGCTCTATATCTCCACAAATATCACCTACCTTTACTGTATGCTCCTGTTGTACTAATTCTATTTTTTTCATATTATATATCTTTTTGTTGTTTTTCTAGAAACTCTAATATAAGCCCTCCTGTGTATATTTTCTTATCCCTAAAGTATTTAAATATCTCGTAAGCCTTTTCGTAGTCATCTGCGTCAAAGTCCACCATAATGGCCCTTCTGACGTTGCTGGCCATATTTTCAACGTCCGAATCAATGTCCTCAGCGTCTAGTAAAGAATAATCTGCATCTTCATCAGGCTGCCACAGATCTAACCCCCAGTCGTTTAGTATATTTTCGTCCCATTCGTTCGCTAGTATATCATAGTCCCAGTTACCGAACCCTACATTATCCTTAATAATAAACTGTTTCTTTTGCTCCTCTGTTAGGTCTTTCTCTTGTATATACGGGGCCTCTTTTATTCCTAGCTCCTTTAGTGCTTTTAACCTCATATTTCCACCTAGTACAACGAAGTTCTCATCTACTACTAAGGGCCTGAGTTCCAGCATCTTAGGAAACTCCTTTATAGAGTTTACTAGTTTCTTGAATTTTTCTTTACTAATGTCCCTAGGATTATTAGGGTTTGACTTTAGTTTACTAATCTGTATTTTTTTTGGCTTCATATTCTTTATTTATTTTTTCATACTCTATTTTTGCATAGACCTGGTTACATACATTCTCTAGGTGTTTTATCCTAACAAACATATTAAACATAGGGTCAGATTCTGCCTTCATATGGCAATCTCTACATAATCCTGCTAGATTTTCTATGTAGTCTTTTGTCTTAGAGCCTCCCATTCCTCTTCTCTGTATATGGTGAACATCTGTAGCCCTATCACCACACATCATTTCACAGGGCATAAAATCACCTTCAACATAGTCGAAAAACTCTATATATATTTTAACGTGCTTTTTCAACTCTCTTAGGTAGTTTGTATAAATCATCACTAGGCAACGAAAGAATAAAATCTCCGTTACAGAAATAGCATTTACCTTTTTGTATTAGACTAACTCTAGCACAGCTACAGCAAAACCTAAATACTTGACTTTTCTTATTCATTTTTACAACTGTTTTCATATACTGTCTCTAATTGTCTCATTGTGTTTTTTACGCAGCTGCCACAGTTAGAAACCTTTTTATTAGTGCCAAAGATTTTATTGTGCAGCCTTACTAGTATAGCTTGGTCGCTACCTGTTATTGTTCCTTTAGTTCTACTCATAATATCCTCGTACACCATCATCTCATCTGTTGTCATTTGTCTAATATAAGGAAATAGTTTATTTAGTGCGTTTTTACGATCTTCGCAGCCACAGTCATCTCCTAGTATTTTTTTAGCTACTTTATCTATTCCTGTAGCCTTCAGCACTTTTTCTACTGAATCGCCGAGTCCTTTAGATTTTACCATATTGCGAATATTAATAGTGTTAATACTGTTATTACTGTTAGTGCTACCATAATGTCAGCTATAATGTCTTCTTTATTTCTCATTTTTTAAATAGTTTGTTACGTTTCTAATTGATTTGTAAATAGTAGCTCTTGATATCTTTGTTGCTTTAGATAAAGAGTTCAAAGAGTGCGACTCTCTATAATATATCCTAAAACACTCGGCATCAAACCAGTAAAGATTTTTCAGCTTTTTTTCAATCCAATGTAGTCGCTGCTCTACTATTTCCTTTTCCTCTATTGTCTTTTCTGTAGTGTCAGGGGATATAGCCTCTATAATTCCTGTAACGTGATATTCGTAGTATTTGTTATACTTGTAGTAATATCTGCTAGTCTTTGAGTGAAACTGATTTACCATTACTCTAGCTATATACCAGTTCATATCATTGTTTACTATAATATCATTTATCTTTTCTTGATTGCATTTGTAAAGCTCCTCTATTACAAAGCTCAGCAGATCTTCATTACCTTTACCGCTAGTGATATTATACGCCATATCTTTTAGCTTATCATAATTAGTAATGAGATAATCATTTAACATATCTTTACTACTGAGGGCATATGTAATTGTTTCAATAGGTTATATTCCACACTGCTTAGTTTAGATGTCTCTATTTCTATTATATTGCTAAATCTAGTGTTTAATTTATTATAAATATAATTTAGTATAGATTCGTTTTTTTTCAAATCTCGCAAAATAAAAGACAATTCAGCTCCAGTATCAAATAAAATTATAAACAAGTAATTGTTAATATCTATATAGTTCCAATGTAAACCCTCCTTTCTAGTGTTAAAAAAAGTGGGTTTAATATTAGGGTTTGTTAGCATTGTTTTTTCCTTTAAAGTAATTATTAATAGTCTCTATTGTTTCATCTAGTCCAGTACAAACCTTTGCTAGATAAG